GTGTTCGTGATGACCTTCACAACCCATTTCTTTGGCTGCAGCTTCTGCTTCTTCTTTAGTTTCATAAACTTCAAAGCCATCTATTTCTTTTAAGTCAGCAGACATTTTAATTCCAGTTTCTACTTCTATTTCTTCATCTGTTTGTACGCTTCTGTCAACATCAGTAAATTCTAATGGCTGTAACGTAATAAAGTATAGGTTTAAAGCAATATCTGCATTGTTTCCAAGTCCAGTATTGTCTTTTATACCAAGTAACATAGGGCTTACAACTCTATGAGCTACTAATACTTTACTTTGTGATTCGTCTGATAAAAATTGATATTGATTGTGAGCATCACTTAACTGAACTGGTGTTATTTCTGCTTGTGCTTCTTTATTGTCGTTAAATGATAGTATAAATTTACCTGCATTACTTGTGCCACTAAATTTTTGTGCAATACGTTGCTCAATTAATTCTCTTTCTTGTGGATTTGGCGTTCCGTTATTGAAGTTAATAAGCATTGAAGGACTTAAACCATTCATTATGTTGTTTAAGTGATAATTAGAGATTTCTTCTTCTAATTCTGCGTATTGTATTCCACCTTGATAATCTACAGGTGCGTAGTAGTAAAAACCAGACTTATAAGGCTTGATATAGTATATTTCTATACTTTCATTTGACATTCCATATGCTGGTATTCTTAATGGCTTGTCTGATGGTTTTAATTTTGACCAATCTTTAAAATAATAGTATGCAGGTATTTCGCCATCTTCATTACATTTTTCTGCTCGTAATGTTTCGATAGGCATATGTTCTAATTGTGCAATTTTAGCTCTGTCTTTAGAATAAATGACTTGTATAGCACATTGACCCATAAGTTTTAGGTCATAACAAAGTTTTCTTACAATATCTTTTTTAAATAATGTAATCATTTGTGCGTACTGTTCTGGCTTTCTTGCAGAATCAGTAGCTCCTAATCCTTTACCATAAATTTGTTGTGATATACCATTTATACAGGCATTGTTTGTAGGACTTCCATTGTATCTGTCTATTAAAAACTGAAAATAATTATTATCTTCTCCGTAACCTACCCATTCCTGATTTGGTACTTCTGTAACTTCAGGACTTGTATAGGTGCTTAAATTAACAAAACTAATTTCTGATTTAGATTCTTTAACGAATTGACCTAATTTATTTCTTTTTCTATTTTTCATATTACAATGTAATCATTATTATAAGAATTATCTGTAATGTATTGACCTTTGTTTATGTCATAATATAAATTATCACTTTGATCTATTTCTTGATCTGTACAGAAAATTCTGTCTTTAAATATATCTACAATATTTGTAGTATCTATATTCCAAAATTCATTATATACTTCCCATAGAAAATAGTTTGTATTCCAAAAATTTGGGTCTGTATATAATTCTAAATCGTAAAAATGACCTTCCACAAGTACAGGACTAAATGCTTGTGAAAAAGTCAAATAGTTCCCAGAAGTTGTAGCTCCTGTTACTTGATATGTTTTTATAACGTTTGTACTGTCATCTCTAATTGATAAAGTAAATTCATCACCATATACTCTTGGTATTACTTTAAAGTTTTGAGCAGACGTAGTTGTTGTTAATACAATCATTTTATATATAACGTAAGAATTAACTTATTTTGTGAAAATGTTAATGCAAAAAAAAAGCACCCCGAAGGATGCTTAATTTTAAATATCAATAAATATTAGTTTGGTACTATTTGAGCAGCGTCAGCAGTAATTAATCCTGAATCTAAAAAGTAAGGAGCTAATTCTTCTTGACCTTCCATTACAATAGTGAATCCTGATAAATCTCCAGCAGCAGCACCAGAAACTACAGTTCCTGAAACAAGCTCCATTCCATTCTCAAGTCCACATAAGAATTGGTTTCCATAATAATCTTCAACAACAACATATGGTCTTGCTTTAGCAATCTCTTGTAATTCTGCTTGTGTTTTAGCATCAAGATATGTTAGTGTTAAATTTAAAGTTTGTGTGTAAAAAGTAGTTCCGTTTTCTCTTGAACTTGTTACAGTTGTTTCAAGTGAAGAATTTCCTTTTACATCAAATTGATACCAGTCTGGTTGTGTTCCTGAAATAGTTGTTACTTGTTTAGTAGTAGAATCTACTGTAACTCCTGTAATACCTCCAAAATCACCAAACCATACTGTTTTTATGCCACCGAAGGCACTTTTACAAGGTAACTTTCTACCTGTTGATAATGTACAAGCCATAGTTTATATTTTTTTTATTAAAAAAGGGTAAGTAGGTTCATACCCACCTACCCTTATTTTTGGTTAATTTAATTTATTAAGAATAAAGAACAATTTCTGATCCAATTCCGTATTGTACTCCAGCAGTAAATCTCATTATTACTCTAACGTTTTTAGAACCATCGATGTCAGCCATATCAATTAGCTTAACAAGGTTGTAGTCAGACATTAGTCCTGTTCCAAAGTAAAGGTTAGATTTTTGAGCAGCCATAGCATAGTTGTTTGGCAGTCCATTAGCAACAAAGATTTTTACACCGTCTATAGAAAGATTTTCTCCTCCAGCATACCATAATGTTCCTCTATTGTCGATACCATTTGCACCTACAGAACCTACATTTTCAGTTCCTGCAACGTTAGTTATAGCAGCATATCCTCCTAATGCTCTTACATATGCTTTAGCGATGTTTTGTGAAACGATGTTTTGTGAAACGTAAATGTGTAAGTCATCCTTACCATATAATGTAGATGGAATTGCGTCAACGATTTTACCTAATTCAGCAATAACGTTACCAGAATTTACACCTCCACCGACTGCAGCAACGTCAATAACATCACCATCAGCAGCAGCTAATGTAGCGAATCCATCAAATTCTCCAGCTTGTGCACCTCCAAGATTCCCTTGCCAGATATTGTTTTCTGTAGAAGCAGATACTTGTTCTGCAACGTGAGCAATTAAGAAACTTGAAAAATCAGGTGGAAGATTATCAAAAGCAGAATATCCCATAGATACAGCTCCCCAGTCTGATTCAAAAGGTGTTTTACATAATTCAAGATTAACTTGAAATTGTTCTGGCTGGATAATTCTTTCTGTAAGTGTTACAGTTCCAGCAGAAGTGAAATCACAAGAGTCATCAGTAATTAAACCAGAAGTAACTACTTTTTTCATAACTTCCTTAAACTTGATGTTTGGCTTAATTTCGATAGCACCCTGACTTAATGTGTTACCACTCAATAGAGCAGCAGCAATGTACTTACCTGCAAATTCTCCAGCATAAGTAGTAGTAATAGTTGGTTGTGGCATAATTGTATTATTTTATTTATTTAATTGATTTAATATATAGTCCATTGTAGAAGGGCGTCTTTTTGGTGCAATTCTAAAATGTTCTTTTTTTGCATTTCCTGATTCAGGATTGTGTTTGATTGGAGCAGCAGCAGGTTTAGATAATTCTTCCTTTAGTTGCTCATTTAATTCTTCCTTAACTTCTTCTTTTACTTCTTCGTTAAGTTCTTCTTTTACATCTTCAGATGCTTCAACGTTTTCTTCGCCTACTTTTGCTTTTAAGTCAGCAATAGCATCTTCAAGATTTTTAATTCTTTTTTCCATTCCTTGCCAGTCATCGACTGCAGCTTCTTCTCCGTCATCTCTCATTTCTTCGTCTTTGTACTTTAAATCTTCAGTTTCGTCTTTAGGATCGTCTTTAGATTCTTCTTCTTTTTGTGGAACTTCGTCAGATACTTCTCTAACGTCATCGATCATTCCTTCTTCTTTAACAACAATTAGTCTACCATCTTCAAGTAAGTATTCACCTACTGGCATAGCAACTTTTTCGTCATCTGTAAGAATGAAAATCTCTTTACCTTTTTCAAATGATTCTGCTTCTACACGAGTACCATTCTCAAGTTTTTGTTCTTCAAGTTTTACTTCAATGTTTAGAAGCGTCTTGATTTGATTGATCATTTCGGTTGATTTCATAATTATATATATAACGTGGTTAATTTATTTTTTTGCATTTTCAAATTGTTCTTGATATAACTCCTATGCCTTGCGCCCATAAAGAGCCATCACAACACTTTCTTGAATAAGTATTTTTATCTTTACATAAACAAGCACGTCTTGATCCTTTAGGACTTGAATAACTTGGGAAAAATTCTTTTTTAGGCATTAGTTAAAATATCTTTTATTTTTTGTAATAGATCGTCAGCCTCTTTATCTTCTGATAAACCAACAGAATCTTTAGGTCGTTCCATTTTATCTGCAAAGTAGCCTTCTATAGAAAATCCTTTGACTTTACCTGTTTTTACATAGTCATTCCACACTTCATCGTTGTTGACTTTTACAGCTCCCATCCATTGTTGACTTTTACAGCTCCCATCCAAGTACCTACTGGTACGTTCATTCCATACTTTCTTGATTTGTCGTGTACGTCATCTTCTACAATCCAAGATTCTACTAAACTTAAACCACTTAATGAATGTTGGTGTTCTAATGTTGAATTGTTTTGATGTCCTTTAGTCAAGTACATTTGGGATGCTTTTAATACAGTATCTTTAGAGAAGTATATATAATATTCATCTTCTCCATTATTTCGATATATAGGCTTGTTAGGTATTAACAAAGCTCCCATTAATATTTTTTTATCTTTATTAACTTCTGCAAGTTTTATTTCATCACTTTTTAAAGCAACAAAATCTTCTTCAATTTCAACTATGGATATTGCTTCGATTCCTGAAGCATCTTGATTTTCGTCAAGTATTAATTCGACTATTTTCATATATTATATAACGTTATTAATTAAAAATTTTGCATTTATATAGTAGCACCTTCTACAATATTTCTTTCAAGCCCTTGTGCAGTCGTTACATCGTTGCTTACAACGTATGCTCTAACTGGTTCTTGTGCTTGTGTTCCTATTGCTTCTGCTAACTGACTTGTAGCTCCTTCTCCTACTACGTTAAATGCAGGTGGAGCTGCTGGTGTTGCAGGAACTGGTGAACCCCCACCTACTGATGCTCCTGCTGGTGGCGTAGGATCAGGCGTTGATGATATTGTTTTAACATTTGCAATACCTGCTGCAGTAACTGCTGCTGCACCTATAAACCCAAATATTCCTCCTTGTGCTAATGCTTTAGTAGCACCTGCATAAGTATCTCTAATAGCTTGTACGATTGCAATAGCTTTACCAAACTTTGAGTTTTTGCCTACAATACTTGCAATGTCTGTTAAGGCTTGAGTAGTTAGTTCTGCTTTAGATTTATTTAATGCTTTTTCTATTTCAACTTGTTTATTTGCATTTTCTTGTTGGTATGCAAGTAATTCATTGTTGGCATCTACATAGGCTTGTGTTCCTTCTTTATATTGATCTCTTTTTTCTGTTAATCTTTTTGATTCTATTTCACTTTCTTGTTGAGCAATATCTAATTGAGCCTGTAATCTTAAATAATCATTTTCTATTTGTTCAGCATTAAATTCAGTTTGTGCTTTATTTCTTTCTGCTTCTCCATCACTAATAGCTTGATTCAATTCTTTCTGTTCCCTGTCTAATGCTAAATCATTTGCTTTTTGTTCTGATCTAAATCCAGCAACTGTAGCCTGAACTGCTAATAATTCGTTTTGTGCTTCTATTAGGGCTATTTGATTTTGATCACTATCGTTTTTATCATATTGTGCTTGTGCTGCTGCAAGAATTGCATTTGCATTAGCTAACATACCTTTTTCTTGTTCGTCTAATACTGCACTTAATTCATCGTTTGCTTTCTTACGTTCATCTATAGTGTTTCTTTCTTCATCTCTAACTTGTCTTAATGTTTCTGCTTGTAGATCATATTTTTCAATTAGACCTTGATTTTGTACTGCTGCTATTTCTGCAGTTTTAGCAAGTTCTACATTTGCAGTTGCAGCTTCAACTGTTTGTTTTACATAATTAGTTGTAGCAGTAACTACGTTATCAACTGCTTCTACTGTTTTATCAAATGAATTGTCTACACCTGTAACAACATCTACTAATTCTTTACCTGCATTTGATGCTGCTTCCATAGCACCTGCAAAATCTCCTTCAAATACTTTTTTAATGGCACTTCCTAAAAACGTAATAGAATCTAATAATGATACAATTCTTTCTACAACATTTTCTAATATAGCGTTTCCGAAATCAATCATATTTTGAACAGGATCATCAAAAGCTGCTTTAAAAAATTCCTTAACACTACCTAAATTTCCAAATATAAAATTGAAGAAATCATTAAAAGCTAATGACAATGTTTCAAATGTAATAGAGAAAAAGTCAGCTACCTTTTGGTTTTCATTTAGAACTTCTGTAAACTTTGCAAATCCTGCTACTATAAGTCCAATACCTAATGCTTTTAATGCACCACCTATTTTTCTTACACCTCCAGCAGTTTTATCAGATGCTTTTTCAACACTCTTTAAACTTTTTGCTGTTTCTTGATTTCCTTTTTTGACTTCTTTGTTAAGATTAACTATTTCGTCTGTCAGGTTATCTACACCTTTTTCAGCTTTTTTAGTTTCTATGTCTAATTGGACTTGTATTACTTCTGCCATTTTATTTCTCTTTTTATTTGTTTAAATCCTTCTTTAAAGGTTTCAGCTAATTTATATTTGCCTTGTGCAATTCTAATGCTTTCTGTTTCTCCGTCT